TTCGGTGACGCTAAGAGTTTAATGACTGAATTCATGAATCTTAAAGAGGTTAAGGATGTATTTAGCCGAAACAATATAGTAGTCAATTCCACTAACGGTGGGGGTTATCATATAATTTACCGAGCTAATAATATTAATGGAAACAAGAAACTTTCATCTCGCCCTAAATGGAGTGATAAAGAAGAAAAATTTAAACCTGATGCTATATTCGAAACAAGAGGCGATGGTGGTTATATAGTGGCTCCGCCCACTAAAGGCTATGAGTCTGTAAGAGGTCATATTTTAAAAGTGTGCAAGATTTCGGATCAGGATAGAGATACCTTGATTGAGGCTGCTAAGTCATTTAACCAGTGGATACCAGAGGAAAGGAAAGAGGCTATAGGCACCAAAGAAAGAGTGGGTGACAAGTTTGATAATGACTCCAGCTCTGTTTACGAGGCACAGGCTGCATTGAAGAAAGCTGGATGGTCTGACTTAGGTAATGGCAGATGGAGAAGACCTGAAAAGTCAAAAGGTATCTCAGCTACATTTGGAAAGGTAGCCCCTAACGTGTTTTATTGTTTTACATCTAACGGATACCCATTCGAGGAAATGTCAGCCTACTCTCCATTTCAGGTAGTAGCGCTTTTGGATTACGGAGGAGACTTCAGTGCTTTTGCTAAAGATTTGGCAGAAAGGTATGATCCTAAGGAACCTAAAGAGTCCCCAGTAACCAACAGGGAAAAAAAGGAGGTTGATGCCTCAAAGATGGATGGGTTATTAAGCAGGGCTTTTATTGACACAAGTATTCCAGTTCCTAGACCTCCAGCGGCAATGGAGATAAGATGGGATGAGGGTAGGGATTGGCAAAGGTTTTTAACTCTTGGTAATATTTCGGTAATAACTGGTAAAGCTAAAGCTAAAAAAACATTCTTCACTTCCATGGTTAATGCAGCAGCAGCAGGGGGGCATTCTATTTATAATAGATTCAGGGGTGTTCTCCCAGAGGGAAAGGGGCTGGTTATAAGGATTGATACAGAGCAGTCCGATTATGATGCTTACACTGTCGCTAAAAGAGTGGAGGATATGATTCCTGAAAATTTAAGAGGTGAACATTATGCTTCGTTTGATCTTAGGGAATATAATCCAGAAGAGAGAATTGAAATGGTTGATTATATATTTAATAAGTTCGGTAAGAATATTGGTATGATGATAATTGATGGTATAGCTGATTTAGCTAAAACTTTTAATGATGAGGCAGAGGCTAGTAAATTAGTGAGTCTTCTTCTCAAATGGAGTAAGATTTATAACTGTCATATAATGAATATAATTCACCAGAATAAAGGAGACAACTTCGCAACAGGACATTTAGGATCTGCTTTAATGAAGAAATCAGAAATGGTTATATCGGTTTCTAAAGAGGAAAATAACCCAGAAGTTTCAATAGTGGAGAACGAAAACGCAAGAGGGGTTAAGGAATTTAAGTCTTTTAACTTTAATATTAACGAAAATGGAATGCCAGTAATCTTAGGAATACACGGTGTTAATACAGATTTTTCAGAAATTTTTAACTAAATCCCCAAAACTTTAAAAAAAATTATTATATTTGCAATATGTTTAATGCAGAACAATTTATATCAGGACTAAACGCTAGAGAGCTTTCGGAGCTAAAGGCACTTCTGGATTCGGACGAATACACAGAAATGATTGAACGTTGGGAGGAATCTATGAACGATATAGACCTTGACGAATAACTAAAAACTATTATCATGAAAAATTTATTTGTAAGATTCTTTACTGTCCTTGCAGCATTTTTCACTGCCATGTTTACACCTCACTATGAGTCAGGCAGGATGTCTAAAATGAATGAGCATAACCTTAAGACTTATCAAAAACTAAGAGAGCGTATGGGTGGATATGCTGAGAAGTTTATTCTTCCAGTATGCAAAAGGGATAAGAACGGTGAACTTATTAAAAATAAAAAGTATTTGCGTTACCAGCGGTTTATCAAAGAGCGTCAGGAAGAATTTAAACTTAAAAGAGGTCACAAAGTATTCTTTATAGAAGGCGAAAGAATAGTAGCTCTTAACGCTGAGAATGCGTACAGGAAATCGGAAAGAATAAAATATTTGGTGTTGTCATAAAATTGTTTGTATATTTGTCTCATTGTTTTCATTGTGTTTTAATTATGTTTAACTTCCATCACATACAGCCCGAGCAACCAGACACTGGTGTGGGATAGGTATGTGGTTACTAAACTAACTAAACAAGCATTAAATCCCATTCCTAATCGAGTGGGATTTTTTTTATTTTGCGGGTGTGTTGAAATAGTATCATACTTCCCTTGGAAGGAAGAGTCGCGGTGCAAATCCGACATCTGCAACTAATGTGCCTTTAGCTCGGCTGGTAGAGCAGCGCGCTCATAACGCGAAGGTCGGGGGATCGTAACCCTCAAGGCACACGGTGTTAGTAGCTTAATGTAGAGCCCCAGATTGTGACTCTGGAAGGTGTCGGCTCATTCCCGACCTAACACACTAAATGCCCCTATAGGCAAGAAGTTAAGCCGTAAGCCCCTCAAGCTGGAGACCTCGGAGCGTTACCGAGTAGGGGTACAAACTTACGGTTTATGAAAAAATATTTTAAATTGTCTCTTCGTATAACTGGCTAGTATATAAGACTTTGAATCTTGCGGTGTCTGTTCGAGTCAGACAGGGACATCAAAAACTTCATAACATGTGATTTTTTTTATTATATTTGCAAAGTAATTTTTTCATTCATGCAAAAAGGAAGACGAAATACCAATATGAGCGCGACGATTAAAGGCGATTGGGTAAGGTATGGGCTTCCGTAAAAAGGTTTTGGTTATTAATTAGTTCTCGGAAGCCCTGCAAATTGTAGGGCTTTCTTGTTTTCTGGGGTGTAGCTCAAATAGTAGAGCGTCGTGCTGATACCACGAAGGTAAATGGGGCAGTACCATTCATCCCAACATATAGCGGGGAGTTCAGGTGAACCCCAAGTCTCATAAACTTGGTTAGGTGGGATCGTTACCCACCCCCGCTACAAGCGAGTTGTTCTTTCGGGAATGCATTTCGATTATGCTGTCCTCCTCAAATTTTTGTTGTAATTCAAAACAAGTGTTGTATCTTTGTGGTTTAATATTAAAAATAAAAGACAAGATCATGAACACAATTCTAGGACAAGCGTCCGTTATAGGAACAACAGAAGCAGATGTGGTATCTGCATCAATAGCATTACCAACTGCAGCAAGGGTACATGCATTAACATCTGACAGTCCTGAGGATACAAACACGCAGGTGGCTCAGGTAGAAACAGCAACGGTAGTAGGAACAATAACAGGAGATGGTAACGCCACTGTAATTGTAACTTCCGCAGGGATGACTGGATCCCCTAAAACTGTTAACGTAGCGGTACTTACGGATGACACCCCAGCTGAGGTTGCTGTTAAAATACAAACAGCTTTAATAGCCGATGATGATATTGGGCACGAAACAACAGGTAAATTTACGGTAACAGTTGACGAGGCTGATGTTATACTTACAGCTAATGCTATAGCTGTTAATGATACTACTCTTAATATAGATATTAATAACGGCACATGTACAGGCTTAACAGACTCTCCAACATCCACATCAACCACAGCTGGATCAACAGCTTCTGGAGCCAAAATAGTTAGGGTTAAAGGTCTTGATTCATCATATTCTCCTATCGAAGAAACTGTTTCTCTTAACGGTACAACAGGTGTTAATACTACAAACTCGTATGTGTTTATTAACGAGATAGAGGTTATATCTTCAGTTGATAATGTAGGGGTTATTTCAGCTACTGCGGCAACTGACTCAACTGTAACGTGTACAGTTCCTGCTGGAGAAGGTAAATCACAACAGGCTTACTTTATGGTTCCTGATGATACTTTTAAATATACTTTGGATAGTGTTTATCTTAACGCTATTAACGTAACATCCACAGCTCTAACAACTATAAAGATTAAAACAAAGGCTCAGGGAACTGCTTGGATTACGGAGAGAATTTTTAAACTCAATGCTAATGGTCAGATTTTAGATAAATTTGTATCCATGCCTTTACCTGCCAGATCAGCGGTTAAGCTTACAGCTGTATCATCAAGCGGAAACACAAACGTTACTGGAATGATGACGATTTCGTAGTTTTTCATCTTGCATATATTTTAAACCCTGACCGTTAAGGTTGGGGTTTATTTGTATTTAAGCACCCCTTTGTTGTATATTTGCACTAAACCAGTTAAGATATGTTCACAGATAAAGATTTCGCTAAGATGAAAATTCCTCCATTATCTAAGGGGGATGATTACAATTCTATTTTTAAAGACATCCCGTTCATAATAGAATTCGGTAAGGGTAAGCAAAACAAGAATAATATTATGACCTACGTGGTTTTAATGTTTGATCCCGAGTCTCCATTTGCAAAGAATTATAATAATCCTAAAAAAAGATCTGTTCAGGTTTTAGATTACACGGGGCTAAAAAAGTCTAAGAAGGAAACCATAGAAATGCTGACCGAATACAAGGACGGAGATTTCTTAAAGGTTATAGATGTTTATGTTAAGTGGCTTAATAATAGATTATGGGGAAATATAGTCGTTAACGAAACGGTTTATTACGAATACCAAAGTCAGTTAATGATTCCTGCTACGGGCAGTAAATCTAAGGATACACTGGATGCTCTTAAGGTTAAGAGTGCCATCTTGGAAAACATGGATACAATATCTAAAAGACTAGATGGGTATTACGATGAGCTTTATGCTAATAATAAAGAATTAATGTCAGCCTTGTCAGGTCAAAAAATAAGCCCAGAGGGCATAGCAAGCGGAATAATTTATGCCTAAACTAACAATTCAAAATGTAGATTGCGAGATCCCTCCAGTTGGAAAGGTTTGGAATTTCTATACAGGAGAATTAGAGAGGCGCTCAATTTTAAAGAGATCTCAAGATCCAGAAGAACAATACTGGCAGCGCACAAGTCTTCCTGATGGGTGGGACAGGAAGCGTGCTGCAGAAAAAGAGAGACAGGAAAGAGAGCCAGACTTTGTAAATATAGAGCTAGAAGAATTCCGTAGACAAGAATGGGACAGACGATTGAATGGGGTGTGGTTTATGAATAACGGTAAACCAGAGTATTTGACTCCTTTGCATTATTTTTATTTGAATTGGTGGAAGATTGATATTGGTTATCCTCACTTTAGAAAATCTGATTGGGAATATTTTATATTCTTAGATCAGGTAATTAAAGACCCTAACTGTGCAGGAATGATTGAAGTTACTCGTCGTCGTCAGGGTAAAACCGCACGATCAGGTGCGTTTCTTTACGAATACACTTCCCGAACCAATAATGCTTATGCTGGTATTCAGAGTAAATCAGATGATGATGCTAGGGATAGTGTTTATAATAAATTTGTAATTGAGCCATTTAAACATCTTCCAGATTTCTTCAGACCTAATTATGATACTGCCAAGGGCATGACCCCAGCTGACAAGTTAAGATTTTATAACCCAACTCTAAGGGGTGCTAAGGCTGAGTCAAACATTAATGATCCAGAGTTGGAATCTACAATCGATTATAAGCCTGCTAAGGATAAAGCATATGATGGTACTAAAAAACATAGGTACGTTTCCGATGAATCTGCAAAGTTAGAACCTCAGCACGACATCTATGAAAGAGCAGCTGTGATGAAGCACTGTCTGGAAAATGATAATCATATTATAGGAAAGTCTATATACACCTCAACTGTTGAGGATATGGGTGGTGTAGATGAGAATGGAAAAGAGCTTCGTAAAAGTGGTGTAAGGTTTAAGAAGTTATGGTTGGACAGCGATCAAAGATATAGGAATGAGAACGGAAGAACTACTTCATGGTTATACCAATTTTTCATGCCTGCGTACAAAGCTGTTTACTTCGATAAATATGGGTATCCAGATGAAAAAACCGCTAAGGAATTCTTTATTAACGAACGTAAATCTTTAGAGCATGATCCTAGGGCGTTAAACTCTTATATTAGAAAAAACCCATTTACTCCAGAGGAGGCATTCAGAGTGGACTCTGATGCATGTTTATATAATGCGATGAATCTTAATGATAGGTTGGATTTCTTTTCTTATGCTGCAGAAGACACTCTATATGATAGGGGTAATTTAGTAGAGCTCCCAGATGGCAGTATTGATTTTGTTATAAGTCCCAACGGAAGGTTTAAGATTCATGAGCTCCCAGATCAGGGGTTAGCCAACAGGGTTAGGAAAAGAGGGTCTTCTTACCAGCCAATGAATACAGGAACTTATGTAATTGGGATTGACCCATACTCTCATTCTAAGGTTAATTTTGGAACAGGTTCTAAGGGTGCGGCTTATGTATATAAAAGACCATCTATTTCTGATCCAGATAACACAGCAAAGTTTGTAGCTCAGTATATATTCAGACCGCAGACAGTAAGAATGTTTTATGAGGACATGAGAAAATTATGTCACCTGTACGGTGCTCCGATGTTATTTGAAAATCAGAAACAGGGAATTAAAGAGTATTTTGAACTTAAAGAGTACTCAAAGTTTTTAATATGGCTTCCTAAAGCTAAGCAGGCAGGTATCCCAGCTAGCAAGCCATCGCATCAGGAATTAGCTGAAGCTACCGAGTTGTATATTGAAGATCATTGTCATAAGGTTCCATTTAGGGAATTAATTGATGACTGGTTAATGTTTGATGTTAACGACACAGAGAAATATGATGCTGCCATGGCTTCGGGGTGGACATTAGTGGCTGACAAGATTTTGTCTAAGCGTTTTGTAAGAAACTCAGACACTTCAAATCTTCATAATTCAAGAATGTTTAAGAAGGTAAAACTTTAGGGTTTGTGTTTTTATAAAAAAATAAGCCATGCTGTCGTATCTTTGTCAGATAAAAGACAATCGAAATGGAGAAAGTAGATCCTAAAAACAATATTTTTCCTAGCCACCTGATAGATCCTAGGGATAAAAACGCTAGATGGATATTAGATTATGCTAAGGCTGCATGGTATGACAGTTCTCAGCACTCGGGTATATTCTATCATAAATCATGGAAGTATAGAGAAATTAAAGATTATGCTCTAGGCAACCAAAGCATAAATCAGTATAAAAAAACCTTCAACCTAGGAGATGAAGAGGATACCACTTACCTTAATATCGACTGGAGAATTCTTCCAGTTATCACAAAGTTCAGGAGGATTGCTCTTAATAAACTCAAAAAATTAAACTATAGCATCGAGGCTCAGGCTGTGGATTCAGTAGCTGTTAATGATAAAGAAAATTATATAGCAGAGCAAAAAGCTAAATTGGCTTTTAAAGAACGTCTTCAACAAGAAAATCCTGATCTGGTTCAAAAAATTACTTCAGAAGATGACGCTGAAAATTATGATGATTTAAAAATAAAAGAGCTTTACACTTACAAGCACAACGCAGCTATCGAACTAGAGAACGGTATTGACCTTATCTTAAACCAAAATAACATTGAAACAAACCGTGGTAAAATCATGGAAGATTTATTTGACTACGGGGTAGCGGGTTATAAGGATTGGATCGATTCAGCTGGTAATGTAAGGTTTAGAAGGGTTAACCCAGCAACTATGTTAACCAGTTATTGTATCGAGAATGATTTCAAAGATAAGCAGTATGCTGGGGAGGTTGTAAGGATGACAATTGCAGATCTTAAACAGGCTGCGGGTGATCAATTCACTGAAGACGAATACAGGGAGATAGCTGATATGGTTCGTGGGAAATGGGGTAATCCAACAGTAATTCCAACACCAACACTGTATTCTTCAGGGTATGATGATTTCCATATCGATGTAATGGATCTAGAATTCTATTCCGTTAACGAAGCGGTTTATGAAAAAAGAATAAATAAAAGAGGTAATCCTGTAATGAGCAGAACCTCTTATACAAAACGCGGAGAGGATAACGGTAAGGAATATAAGCGCATAGCATACAAAGTAGTTTACACAACGCAATGGATTATATCAACAGATTTTCAGTTTAATTACGGACTGGCAACAAATATGAAAAGAGCCAAGAGTAATATGACTGATGTTGAAATGAGTTATAATTTCTACGCTCCTGAATTCTTTGACATGCAAGCTAAGGGTATCACCGAACAATTAATCCCATTGGCAAACTCAATTCAGATAGCATGGTATAAGCTTCAGAACGCTATTAATCAAGCTAGACCTAAGGGTGTTGAAATTGATATCGACGGACTTGAGGATATACCACTTGGTGCAGGAGGAAAAAGTTTGGATGTTACTCAGGTGTTAGATTTGTTTAATGAGAAGGGTGTGCTGGTTTACAGGCGTAGGGATTTATCGGGAGAGATAAGTAACTACAAGCCCATTCAAGAAATCGAGAACGGCTTAGGTAAAGATGCGGTAGTGTGGTTCGAAATTATTCGCAACGATATTCAAATGATAAGGGATATCACAGGGATGAACGAGTATACCGACGGATCAACCCCAGACCCAAGAGCATTAACAGCTACAGTTAATATGGCAGTTGAAGGGTCTAATAACGCACTAGGAGACGTTGTGACAGGGGATCAATTACTTTTAAAGAAGTTAGGCACAAGTCTATATATGAGGCTTCAGGACGCAGTTAAATACGGAAACATAAAAGGTTATGCTAAATCATTAGGAGAGGATTCCGTGCGGTTTATCGAAGCAACTTCAAATATATCAGCTCATGAGTTCGGGATCTTTTTAACCCTATCAATGAGTAATGAAGAAAAAATGCAATTCAAGGCTAAACTGGAAGACATGGCAGCTAAAGGTATAATAGATCCAGACACTGCTATTATGGTAGGTAACATTAAAAATAAAGACCAAGCCGAACAGGTATTAGCTTACAAGGTAAAACAAAAGCGTGAGCAGGATTTAGAGAAAGCCCGTCAGGATCAAATAACGAACGGTCAAATCCAAAGAGAATCAGCAATGATGGCTGAGGAGGAAAAAAGAAAGACCGCTCAAATAGAAATTAATGGCAAGATCCAGCTAGAAAGAGTTAAGGGTGAAGAAGAGCGTAAAACCGAAGAGGTTAAAGGTCAGATACAAAGGGATATAGCTAGGTCGAATAATGTAGGTAAAATACAAAACACAGCGGTTCAGGCTGCCGCTAAATTGGACGAGAAGGAATTAGACATGGTAAAAAATAATGATGTTATAGGTAGTTAGTTATAAATTTGCACCAACAAACCAATTAAGATAAATTAGATTATGACTACAGAAGAAGAAAGAAAACCTGTAAATCTGACACCAGACTTTAATAAAAGCCTAGGATTTGATAAGATTAAAGAGATAACAGGATTCGATGTTACCAATGCGGATGATTTTAAATCCCAATGGGAAAGGTTTCAAAAACCAAATCCAGTTATTGAAAAGAAGGATTATGAGTTTAAGGATGATTATATTAAAAATGCTGTTAGTTATTACGAGCAGAACGGAGACCTTAAGCCTTATATCCAAAACAATGTAGACTGGGCTAGTAAAGACCCTGCTGAATTAATTCGTGAGGATCTTAAAAGGAATAACCCAGAGGCTTCGGATTACCTAATCAATCACCTCTATAAGCAGGAGATGGCTAAGTATAATGTAGCTGAAGATGCACCTGATGAGGATAAACAGGTGCAAAAAGAATTACTGGAAATGAGGGCTAAGAAAATAGCTGTTAATTTAACAGAAGAACAAAAGAAGTTTAGTGCCCCCGAAAATCCATCTGTGGATGTGGAACAATGGGCTACAAGAATAAATGAAAGTGACTCAACTAAAAACCTACTAACGGACAAGACTCTTAACATTGGGGATGGCGATACATCATTCTCCTTTGAAGTGGAAAGTCCAGAATCATTGGTTAACACAGCAGTCGATAGTCAGGAATTCTTTAAACTTTTTACCAATAAAGAAGGGGAGATAGACCTTGGTCTTTGGTATAAAGTTGCGGCTTATGCACAAAACCCAGATCTTTTTGAGGGTTCGTTAATAAATCATGGTCAATCCTTAGGTAAGGAGATAGTCGTTAAGGATTTGAAGAATAACGAACTTGGAAGAAGAACAAATGAAGGATCAGGTGAACCTAGTTCCCTGCTAGACGCATTTGCAACCAAGGGGAAAACTAAAGCTTACACTAGGTAAATTTTATTTTAATCTTTAAAAAAAACGTAAAAATGGCAAGACATGACCACAATTACATCTCATCTGTAACTTATCTACAACAGAGAGAGATATTAAACAAAGCTCTTGATATCCAGAGGGTAGATTGGAACTTTTTGGACTTCATGGAATTACTGAACCGTAAAGAAGTTACTGTACAGCCTAAGTACTCTAACTTTGTAAACCAAGATGTTTACGCTCTTGGTACTGTAGCTGCTGCTGGTGGAGCCAGTGGAGCAACTAGCGTAGATGTAACTCTTACCACAGGTGGTGTAGCCGCTTCTGGTATTATCACAGGTATGCTGTGTTTCGATCATAACGCTACTTCTGCTGTTATTGGGTATGTTTATTCTATCAGCTCAGACACTCTGACTATTAAAGCTTATGATGCTACCACGAACCTTACATTCACTAATGATAAGAAGATTTCATTCTTCTCAAATGCTGCTGGTGAAGGTTCAGACGCTTTTACTCCAAGACGTTATTCACTTGACAGATACGAAAACCAAGTTCAGATTTTCAAAGGCGGAACTCGTATCACTGATATTCAAAAGGTATCTAAAGTTGAGGTTGAATTTGAAGGGCAGCCTTACTACATGATTAAAGCTCAGCATGATGCACTACTTAAATTCCGTAGTGATATTTCTTTCGCTTTAATGTGGGGACAAAAAGCTGGTGACTTTGACACAACTGACTTAGTTGATGCTGCTGGTAATCCCATCCAGTTGACTGGCGGGCTTAATGAATATGTAGTAGATAGAGGTGTTGATGTATCTCTTTCAGGTGCTGACATTGATGTTGATGACTTTAGAAACATGACTAAACAGCTTGACCTTGCTAGAGCTCCACAGGAGTATTTAGTACTTGCTTCAAGCGAAAGAAACATTAATCTTGATGATCTATGGAACGCTATGGAGTCTACTCCAGTTCTTGACAATGCAAGATTTAGTGTTGATGGTAGAAACCTTGACATGGGAGTAGACACATGGAAACTATATAACCGTATCTATCATAAGAAATGGTTGCCAGCTCTTGATGCTAAAAACGTTACCAACTTCGCAGGTGGCGTAGATAATATTGGTGCTGACGGTGCATGGTTCCTTCCTATGGATAAAATTAAAGTTGATGCTGGCAGTGAGATGATAGACCGTTTCCGTCTGCGTTATATGGCAGGTGACGGCACTGACTTAATGTATAAAGAATTCTTGACTGGTGGACTTGCTCCAATTCCAACAAACAGTTCTTCATACCTTGATATTGCTTACGAAGCAGTATGTGGACTTGAAATCTTAGGCGCTGAGCATTTTGCAAAAATGGCGTAGATCTTATAATCACCTTAGGGTTGGGGTTTATCCCCGACCCTTTTCTTTAAACAACTAACTATGAAGAAAGTAAAAAATTTCAACGATGTAAATGTATCTAAATACAAGCTTAAAAAAGGCGAAGTAAAAGTATTTAAGATACTCAAAAAGAAAATAGATCCAAGTAGTCCTACTGGATTTTATTTACCCTCAGCTGTAAACGTTCCTGCAAAAGACACTATTATAGTAAATGACGAACCTAAGGATATCGCTGCTATTAGAAGTGTAGGACAGAACGGAACTATTTCATTCTACGACCTATGGTTCAGAAAAGAATCTTTAGGTACAATATCTTGTACAGGTGGAAGTATTAAAGATCAGCATATCTACGAGTATTTGATGCTATGCAATTATCGTAAGAACAACCCTGATAGGGATGATTCTAAAAGAGCTATTTTCGAACTGATCGATCCTCAGGCAGATGCTAAGGCTAAGCGCGATCATCGTCAGCTTACGAGAAAAGCTATTAATTATGCTTCAGAAATGTCAGATGAACAGATTATAACATTCTGCTTAGCTTCTGGAAGATCAGATGCTACTCCTGAGAATATGGATGTTCTTAGAAATTTTGTAGAGTTAGCTGCTGAGGCTGCACCCGAGGAGTTTATTAAAAGAGCTAATAACCGTGAGAACGAAATTAAAGCTAATATCAAACGTGCTCTTGATAAAAAGTTAATCGAATTTGATAGACCCTCGCATACATTCTTATGGAAATCTACTGGAGAATTAATCGTAACTATTCCAAGATCTGTTAGTGGTGATCCATTGTCGGGTATCCTGAACTTTGTTAAAAACAGGGATGCTGGAGAATCTTTCTATGATGAGATAAAGGCTTTACTTGCGGATTATGTAAACGAGCCTCAGATCACTATGAAGGATGAAAAAGAGGTGGTAGAACCAATTGTGGACGAACCAAAAAAAGTAATACCGAAAGGTAAAAAACCAACTGCTGGCGGTAAGAGTAAATCTTAGTTGGTTGGTTAAGTGCAGGTGATTCTGCTAAGGGGTACTTTACGGTATCCCTTTTTTTGTGTTATTACGTTTGAGCTGTAGTATCTTTGTGGTACAATTATAAATTTATAAAACTTATAAGACTTATGGCAAAATCAAATTTAAACAGTAAGCCAGATCATCAAATGATGAGTTTTGGGCAGTATGGCTCAAGATTGATAGGTACTGGCGAAACAGGGGAGAGCGACGAGGTTTATAAAGCTGTTACAGGATTATCCTCAACAGTGATAGAACTCACTCAGCAAAAGGGGGACACAACCCTTAGTATAACCTTAGAAACTGGCGTAACGGTGTATGGATTGTTTACAGCAATATCGGTTACCTCAGGTCAGGCACTAGCATATATAGGGTAAGATGTTAGGTTTAGGCTTACCAATAATAAAACAAGCTGCTGGAGGCGGTGGAAGTGGTTGTTATTATATCGACTATAGAGCCGATATAGATACTATAACCGCTGATTCTAATATTGAGTCTGCTGATTATAGTTTGAATTTTCAAATATGTACAACATACTTAAGAATGGACACTGCTCAGCACTCAGCCGACACAACAGCTTATAAATGTTCAGCAACAAAAGAATAAAAATAAAATAAAATGGCACAACAGACTATAAACGTTGGAACATCACCAGACGACGGAACTGGAACCTTATTGCGTGATGCGTTCATAATGACCAACGCTAACTTCACAGAACTATATAACTATCTTACAGGCACAACGGGATATTACAACGCTGGCGATACTAATCCGTCTGGGGTAGCAACCCCCGCAGCGGGATTCTATTACTTTGGGGTTTATAACGACGAGTTATGGATAAAGAATGACGCAGGCGAAATAAAATATTTCCAAGACAAATCTGCTACCACTACAGAAATAGCAGCTTCTTCGGCTTCTTATTCTGAGGATTTATCTTTTGCGGAGTCTGTGATCGAAATACATAAAGACAGAATAACAGCTGACAGCGGGACTTATCTACCTAATAAGTCTTCTTATTATATCTCTAGATTAAAAAGTCAGAATATTCTTTATAAGACTAAATTAGTACTGGTTCCAAACTCTCAAAAAGCTGCGTCTTTATATTCTGTAGTCCCATCTAGCGGAGACGGAGATTTCACTGTAGCTAGAACCGATATGACTATCAGGACTAATTATATGGGCTACCTAGAGGAGGTGCAAGCTAATGTGCCATTGATTGACGGAGATGGTATACTAGAAACCCATCCAGCTTCAGAAAATCTGATTACCTATCCAAAATCGTTAGGCAATTCATATTGGACTAAATCGGGAAGTGAAATTCAAGGTGACCCGTCAAGTGCTGGGAGTGAGTTGTTCGTTTCCCCCACCCTTGAAAGTGGTTGGACAGGAACAGACCCATACACTTGTGATGGAACGGCAAGTGCAAAGGTTTATAAAAACGGTATTGCAACCGCAGGAGAAACATATTTAATAACTTGGGATATTGACGCAGGTTCAACGGGAACGGTAAGAATACGAAATCAAGGTACTTTAGATGGAACTAATTATAGTGCGGTTGGCAGTTATGAGGTTTATTATTACGCTGTTGAAACGGGATATTTAGGGTTTGTTAATTATTCGAGTTTTGTTGGTTCGATTAGCAACGTATCCATCAAACAAGTAACAGGCTACGACAGCCCATTATTAGAAACGGT